GAGTAAAAGACAGTAATTCAAATAATTAATTACTATATTTACAGTACTTCAAAACTTTCATAGTTTTTGGTTTTTGGTTGATTTGGAAGGAGGGGTGGTTCCCTCCTTTTTTCTTTAAACAACAATATGGAAATAGGAATACAATTAATCGAAGGATTTGTGTTAGGGTTTAGAATTTTTCCCCCAAAGGAAGAGATGCCCTATAATGAAGTACAAGTCTTCATAGGGTTTATTTGTTTCTATGTGGTGTGGGACTAAGAGTCTATGCCGTATGGACAGATCCTATTAAAGAATACCTCGTCAAGGCTTTTTATGATAGTGGCTATCTCACTCCACTTCTTCTCACCATCTTCTCTAGTCTTAGTATCTGAAGGAGTTCCTGTTCCAAGGTTACTCCATATAGTTGCGTTCTGTGCCAGCAACTTATCAATCTTTACTCTTACTAATTTGTTTGTGTAGTACGGACTACTACCATCTTTACGTGTCTTCATATCTTTAATATCCTGTTAGTAATTTAAGTACGTCGTTTATAGCCTTGTGTCTATGGTTATCTTCTAGGACTATCTTATATACGTGAGGGCTATCTTTCAACTTAGAAATCTCATCTATTGCTGAGTTAAAAGAATCCTTAAGATCTATCTGCTGGTTGTCCCCACAGAAGATCATTATAGAGTTTCTACCTAACCTTCCTAAAGCCATTCTAAGTTGTGCCTTAGTTAAGTTTTGGAACTCATCTACAATAACTACAGCTTCATCAAAGGTACGACCTCTGAAGTGAGATAGTGATACTAACTCCACCTCTTCAGAATCAACCATAGTCTTTATCTTCTCAGGCTTGTTGTATACCTTCCTCATGTTAGACATGATGGGTACAAGCCAAGGCTCTAATTTCTCTTTCTCTGTGCCTGGCAGGAATCCGTTATCCTCAGTGGCTACAGTAGGTCTAGTGATAATAATCTTATTATACTGCCTCTTAAAGAACATATCTAAAGCGACTTGCACAGCTAGAAGGGTTTTACCAGATCCTGCTCTACCAACTACAAAGCTGAAGGCGTGACTCATGATATTCTCCTTAGCTAGCTTCTGCTCGTCAGATAAAGTTATGTTAAACTTTACGTTCCCCTTTGGGGGTTTTTTAGATTTATTATCCATCTACGATCCGCAAGCTTCACAATCTTCGTCGTCAATGCTGCAAGCGTCAGGCTGGTCGCCACCTTCTAAGTCTACAATCCACGAGTCAAATGTATCATTTGATGATTCTTCTGATCTTTTTAATTCGTCCTTCAACGCTTTGTTTTCTTCGTTCATTTGTTTGTTTTTTTAGAAAAGGATGAGCCCCTGCTCAAGATGAGTTCAATAGTAGTGTTAACTTCTTTTTGATTCGATGGGATGTAAACGTCTAAGTCTTGACCTGTATCATGTAGATACTTCAAGAACAATTTAAATCTCATCTTAAACTCTGGGGTTCTCAGTCCTTTTGTTTCAATAATAAATCCTTGATCTAAGTTAATAAAGTCTGGGGTGTAGGATATATTCCTGATGTTACCCGTCTTTTCTTTGTAGGTTTTTTTGCCCTTGGTGACACCTTTATCCATAAGAAAACCCTTGAACTTAAACTTCTCTATAAGCTCAAAGGTCTTTCCTTCGTATTGATTAGGTATTCCAGCCTTCTGAAGAGCTCTGTAGCAGTATAACTCTAGACCTGAAGCAAACGTTATTCCGTCTACTGTGTGTTTCTTAGCTCTAGTTATCTGCCTACCTTTTCTTCTCTTGTATCGCATAGGGGCAATTTACGAATAAATTACTTCTTTCCCCTGTTTCTTGCACGATTTTTAGACTGACCCTCCATGACTAGCTTACCTGATTTGGTGTGAGATGCGTCCTTACCATCACCCTTCTTACCCTTCTTCCTATTAAAGAGGTTTAGCTTTACACGATAGTTTTTTCTCTCTTCAGATGAGGCGTACTCTTTATCGTATGCAGCTTTCTTCTTTCTAGAAGCTGGGTTCTTCTTGTAATTCTTAGAACTCTTACTCGTACCGTTAATCTTTCCTGCTAATTTATTTCGTGCCATTATATAATTATTTTATAACGTGCAAGGTACGAATTATTTTTCTTTCGGCTGTACGGTGGTGATGCCAAATATGTACTTAGCAATCTGATCTGCGTTCTCTAATAGAGATTTTTCTGAATTACTACCAGATAGCGTAGCAGCTAACTCTACTGACTTAGCCCTCATCTCACAGTCAAACTTCATTAGTTTGATCTTTTGCTCTGCGTTGTTTTGTTTTTTTTTCATCTTTAAAATTTAATTGTAGTTAGTAAATCTATATCTATATAGAATAACAATTCTCTATCCCATATAGAGCCTTTCCTTGGCTTTTTCATTCCACCCCACATTACTGTAGCGTTTGTTATTTCGTGCATCCAGATGTAAGATATAGCGTCTTTAAACCTCCAAACTATACATAGTGGTAAGTCTCTATGTAAAGCTTCTTTCTGGCAGTGTTGTATTTTTCTTACAGATGTCCTAACTCTATCTACCTCGCTGACGTTAAATTTCATGCTTTTAACTTCACATAGGGAGACAACCTTCATAGTTCTATTGTCTAGAATCTCTGCGTCTACAGGAGCGTACTTATCTAGTTGCTTGAACGTTAAGTCTTTACCTTCGATAAGTATTCTTAACGTCTCTTCCTCCCTAGTTCTGTCCTCGCTGGTCTCAAATCTAGGCTCCTTCCTCATGGTTTCTGTTTTCCCATTCGTAACTATACGTAGTAGGTGATGGTTCTGTATGATTCCTAACTCTATCCATCTCGTCTCTTAATACTTGTAGTAGTATAAAGTAGCCCGTAAGATCCATAAGATCGTTCTCACTAAGGTAGTTACTCTTACTCTTGATCCTATTAATTTTGTCGTTGATCCTAGCTTGAATAGCGTACATAGGCTCTACATCGAATAGTACTCCTTTGTCGAAGACTGAGTTACCATAAGACCTATTCTTCTCTAGGAGTAAGTCTCTGATTTCGTCACATTTTTGTTTGATCTTGTCCTGCATCTCTCTTGAATTAAATTTAACTTCTACTTAACTTTTGTTGTGTTTTTTATAGGTATGTTCGCAGTATGAATAAATTCACAACGTTTACATACGTCGCCATTATGATAGTGGCGTACCTTTACGGCACATTGCTGTAGGGGAAAGAGTCGAACTTCCACGTAGAGGTTAGCTAAAGGACAGATTTTAACCAGGGTGCTGCGCAGCTTGGTGGTCAATCCCATTATCCTTAGTTTATTCCTTGATCTACGCCCACGAGACAGGTGGGTGTGTCTGCCAGTTTCACCACCCTACAGTATTTGTTACTTGAGTATTTTTCTGTACTCTACTACTGCTACAAACACGCAGATTAAGACTACAGATAGGTAAATCATTTCCATATTTTCGGTGTTTTAATAAAGTGCAAAGATATTAAAATATTTAACCCTTTACTATTTAATTGTCAGATAGTTAATAGTAAGAACGAGGAGAAACTCCCACAGCCTCTCCCCGACTCTCACTTGCTGATTTTCAAACCCGTAGGTTTAAAATTGCCTACTTTCCTAGGGCAGGACTTTTTGTGCCCAACTCACGCTTGGTGCTCTCGTATGTCGGCAGCACTCACGTAGCTTGCTCACGCACTAAGGCTAGACAATAAATTATAGTAGAGGCATCACGTACCACGAATAGCCTTGGGGTTGCAACCGACTTGTTACAGTTTAAGGTCTAGGTCGTAGACCCCCCTCCACTTGCTGATTCTTAATGAACATCGTGAGACAGACAAATAAAGTCGTGCTCAATGATGCCAGTAATTTTTATCTCAACCTCGTTGGTAGATTTGCATCTTATCCTCAAGGTACTCATCAAGTGATTAATTTTATATAGTTCTTCAGGAGTTCTTCCCGTCGTACAAGTCGTGTATGCTGATTTTTTCCATTCCTTTGCTGGCTTCTTTATCCCCTTCACGTAACGAATAACTCTCCACTCGTAGTTTATCGTAGTATGATATATTTCCTTCTTCATTTCTTAAAATGTCTACTAGTATATCTAACTTACCCTCCATAGAGGTGTACTTATCTTCAAGTATATTTAATAATGATTTCTTCATAACGTCCTCTTGCTCTTTAGTTACTACATCAACCTTATCCTTAAGGTCTTTAATTTCAGGATCGAACCTATAACTACTTACTACATAATTGTAGTTATGTATTAGAGTAGAGTGGTGAAGACCCATAAGCTCTCCCATCCTTGTCCAACCCATGTTGTATCTCTCCCTAAGTAGGTATACTAATATCTTCCTAGCGTTAACCCTCTTCCTCTCTCTCGTGTTCTTTAATATCCCTGCTTTAGATAATCCCGTAGCGTTAGATACTACTTGTATTAAATTCTCAAATGCTTTCTCGTGTTTCATATCAGTTCTTTAATTAAGGTTCTTGTTGCGTAAATAATAAATATCAATCCCATTGTAAAGTCTATGGTTTCCATGTTGTCATAGTTAGAATGAATCTGTTGGTTGTGCTGCTATAAATTTCTCTTCGTAATCTGCTGGGTCACTAAACTTGGTGTACTCCTTCTTAAATCTAAGAGGTAGTGTTCCCGTACCAATGTTCCTACCCTTAGCGAATATAAGGTCTACAAGTCCCTCTGTAGGTTGTCCTGCGTCGTCTGTCATTATACCGTAGTACTCTGGTCGGTATACAAGCATAACAATGTCTGCTGCTTGCTCGATCTCTCCTGACTCACGAAGATCGGATAGACTTGGTCTACAACCATCTCTTCTCTCTACACCCCTACTAAGCTGAGATAGAGCTACGATAGTTACGTTCAGCTCTTTAGCTATGTTCTTAAGCTCACGAGCTACTACAGCTACCTCCTGCTCTCTGGATGCTCCCGTAGCCTTAACAAGCTGTAGGTAATCCACTAAGAAAAACTTAACATCCTTTGTGATAACGTACTGACGTATCTTGTTGAGGAGGTATCGAAGGGACGAGTCTTTACACTCATCTATGAATAGGCTTGTATTCTCAAGCTTACCTATAGCCCTATCGACTCTCGTCAGTTCTTGGTCTTCAAGGGTTCCCTTCATTATATACCTATTATTAACCTCACTCTCAAGGGACACTAATCTTTGTAACAACTGCGTATCACCCATCTCGTATGAGAATACTGCCGCAGGGATGCCTGCCTTGGCACAGTTGTAGCAGAACGATAATCCTAGGGATGTCTTACCCATAGACGAAGCACCACCTATGACTATAAAATCAGTCTCTTGCCACCCACCAGTAAACTTATCTACAGACTGAAAACCAGTAGGTAGACCGATCATATCATCTGAGTCCATTCTTCTTCGGATGTCGTCGTGCAACACCTTTAGTTGTTTCTTGATGTCGGGTATATCACTACCCCTGACCTCTGATATAGGCTTGAGTTCTGATTCTACAAAGTCAAGGATTCTAAACAAGTCCTCGTTCTGATTAATTTTATTACTCGTTATATCTATTAGCTTTCTAAGTCTAACCTTCTTCTCTTCTTGAGATAGGTATAGAACCATGTGTTCTGTGTTGTGGTGGCTAAAGTCTTTAGAATAACACTCAGCTATCCTATAGTCAGCCATAGAGTCTTTTACTAAGGACGATAGTACAACCATGTCTACTGCGTCACCCTTGTCTAATCTATCTGATACAACGTTGTATATCTTTTTATTTAAGGGATCAGAAAATATACCACCACTAATGATGCTGTGGTTATCGTAGTATTCCTTTGGGTATGACATGATACGACCAAGTAGCATTACCTCCATCTCTGTATTATCTTTCATCGGTATGGTATTTTGGTTTAACGTATCGGTTTGTTTTCTTGGTATCTAATTTTACTTCACTCTCCCAGCCTTTATTGTGTAGCCAAGTTGAGGGCATCTTTCTATACTGCTTATCTGGAGTAGAGTCTACATACGCCTTTACACCTTTTACGGCATTGATCATCTCTTCGAGTGTAAGATTCATAAAGGCTTTTTTTGCCTTACCTTTATCTACCCTTTTATCGTATAGATTCCAAAACATCTCGAAGCCTTTTTCTTTTCTCTCGTCTTCCTCAATCTGCTTCTCCTGAGATTCAAAGCGAGCATCTGTGGTGTTAAGGCAATGATTGATATTATTAAAAGAAGCCAGAGCCTCCATCTCGTTGTTAAAGATAGCATCATGTTTGTTGTCTGTAAAGTGAAAGTGTATAGTACGACCATCAATCTCTACAAAATTTAATCTATCTGTAATTATTACGTCTGTATCTGATACTCTTAATCTCATAGTGACAGTGGTTTTTGGTTAGGGTTAAAAAAAGGAGGGGACTAAGCCCCTCCAATAATTAAAACGGTAGGTCGTCAGTCTTATCCTCAGCTTTCGCTTCAGGCTTGTAGGTGTCTACCTCAACGTAGTGAGTCTTACCATACTGGTCAGCACCATCACGTTTCTTAACAACCTTCAACTTAATGAATTTCTCTCCGTTGTACTCAAAGAAGTGATCCTTTGCTTCACTACTTAGTTTTGATAGGTTTAATGAAAACTCTACCAATCCTCCGTCGAACTTCTCAGTTCCGTTTCCAATGTAAATTTTCTCTGTGTTACTCATAGCTTTCAGCTTGATTAAAATAATTAACTAATGCCTCTCTTTGTGTTATATGTAAATACCTTGCGATTTTTCTAACGTGTTTAACTTTAAACTCGTCAGGTTTATCTAAGTATTTATATAGGGTAGGTCGGCTTAACCCTATTCTTTCAGATAGCCAAGATATATTTAAATCAGCCTCTTTTAATGCGTCTTTTAATGTCATAGTGTATCCATTACAAGGTGTTCTTCAACAACCTCTTCGTTATCAATAAAGAACCTTCTGTATGTATCAAGTAGATACTTATACTCATCTCTACCCCTTGCGAGAAAGTCTTCTCCTGCGTAGAATATAGATACGTTATATGGTCTTTCTTTTTCTTGAGTTATAAATACAAACTCATCACAGTTAAATCCATCCATATAAAATGCTGACTGCCTATCGTAGCCATACTTCTTACAAGATCCACTGAACCCGTAAAGGCTACCATCTCCCGTCGTCTTGAGGTCTACAAGGGTGCTACCATTTCTATAGTCAGCCTTACCTTTACAGAACACTCCAGTGTCTGGGTCTTCCCAAGCGTTAGCTATCTCTCTCTCTCCTTGAGATTGAAGGAGGTCTCTTACCTCAGCATGAGAGAATAGAACGTCCTGCATACGCATGATTCTGTCGTATTCTTTCTGTAGGATAATAGTAGGTGCGTCAGGGTTATCAGCCTTAAAGTCCTTGTATCCCTTAGTAGTCCTTGTTGCTGAAGCAAACACCTTAACTTTGTCGTTAAACTCGTTAGGCTCAAGCATAGCTACGTGGTAGGCTCTACCAAATATCATCGGGAAAGTTTCCAACCTAAGTTCAGGATGCTCTCTCATCATCTTATAGGTACGAACATCTTTCTTTATCAACCCTAACTGAGAATTTGTAACAAAGTCATAGTCTGAGTAGTAGAAAGAGTCGTCCTCTAACTTTCTTATAAAGCTATCTAAAGCCATTACGCTAAGGTTTGAGCTAATTTAAGAACCTTGTTTAGGTTGTCAGATTGAGTCTTGGTAAGTTCGTAGCCGTTCATCTTTTGCTTAACTACATCTCCTTTGCCGTCCTCAATAGCTTTAAGCATATTCTTATACTTATCTGAGGTCAATTTAGGCTTAGATGCTGGTGCAGAAGATTGCTTACGTGCTGGTGCTTTATCTACTGCACTATTGCCATCATCATCTCCCGTAACAACACCTACAAAAGATGCTAAAGCGTACCTACGAGCATAACTGATTGCTGAACCTACACCATGAGCATCCTCCTTACAAGGAATGTAGCACGTAGATTGTAGATACTCTCCACTTGAATGTGACATGATAGTGGTTACACCACCTACGTCGGTAGGCATCTGTACTATTGCTAACTCGTTCTCAGCCAATAGAGACCTAACTGAGTCCCATACTGCACCTAAGTCAGCGTAGTTAGATTTAAAAAAAGGATTCTTTGAGTTTTCTTTAGCAGGTCTTAGTTGAGCCTGCACTTTCGATAAGGCAAGAGTCAAGTTGCCTATTGTTTCTGATTTCTGCATAGTTGGTTTTGATTAAATTAACTTTCTTTTGACAAATATAGTAAATATTTTTGTCTAAATGGTGTTTTTGTATATTTTTCTTTACACCACCCCTAATATTTCGTAATCAATTTCAGGTGGCAGTAGGTTGTATAAGACTTCAGAGATTGTTTCTAAATTTTGTTGATCTTTGTCTTCATTCTGTACTAATACGATGGCACTAATGCCAAACAATGAAGGTAGTATTGCTATCTGATATAGTATAGATTCGGGCTTAACAACCACTAAGGTGTCTGTCTCAGCAAAATAAGTAAAGCTGATCTTGTTTTTATTCAAAGCCTTGCAGACTTTCCTCATGTTAGGGTGTCTACTAGGTTTTATTCTATTATTTAGATTATGGTCTATTCCCTTGTCTATTAACAGATGTATCAGCGTTTCGTCTTCTAATCTCATTTACTTTCAATAAAAATTCAACCATAGAATATTCTTTTTTAAGTAGCTCATTAAGGTCTTGCGTACCCATAGTGTCTACATAATCAAGGCAAGCAAATATTCTCTTTTGATTAGCCGTAGCCAATCTACTAAAATTTTCTTGATTTCTCAGCGATTTTGAAAAGTCTGTTAGGTTATCATATATCGGTTGTATATGTTTGTTATATACTTTCTGATACAATACGTAGTTAGAACAAGGGTTCATCTTCCCCCTCATCCAGATCTGATCGACGTCTATAGTGTTCATCTTTATACTTTGCTTTACGTTTATACTTCTTTTTATTTGCATACACATTCGGGCGTGTCGCATCCCAAATGTCCTGAATCTTTACCTTCTTTTTCTTCATGTTCTCGTAATCGTTCTTCTAACTCTTTTACTCTAATCTCTAAGGCATCTATTCTTGCCAAGTTAAATTCTTCTACGCTCATAATATTTTTTTTAGGTTGGTAAAGATACGGGTTTTTTATTAACCATTAAAATAGTTGTTACTATGAATGTCTAATATGTTGTTTAACATACTTTCTACTTCGTCGTATACTTCCATATAGTATTCTTGTGCTTCTTCGGTAAATACTATGCAAGTGTTTTTTGATAACCCATCTTGCACCTCCTTCCAAGTGTCAGCACCATAGTTTAAGGTTGTGTAATCTGTAGCTATAGTATCTACAAATACCATAAATTTTGAGTTGTCTATATATATCTTAGCCATAGTTTTAGTCTTTAAAATCGTTTGCAGTTACTACAATTAATAGTATCATAGCTAAGGTTGTTCCTATAAATAGTGTTGCGTACATAATGATAGTGGTTTAAAGGTTTGCTAATACTTCTTGTTTGTCGAAACAATCGTCACAGATACCATCTTCAATCTCGTGATCTTCAAAACGTTCCTGACAATCGTCGCAGTAAAGATGATCGTCTCTATTATCATCATCTCTATTCGCTGGGTGTAGGGGACTATCGTCCCACCAATCTTTACTCATAGCTTACTTCTTTTTAGGTTTGGTTTCTTTCTCTTTCTCTTTCTTGTAGATAGAGTATCTGTACTCGTCATCTCTCATCTTACGAGCCATCTGTTGCTCGATACTCAGTCCCTCCATCATACCTTGCATCATAGAGGTAAATAATTCTTTAGTCTGTCCCATAGTCTTTAGTTTAAATGGTTGATATAGTTGAGTAGATAGGAGTCTTTTCTCCTACGTAAGCGTTTACCACGTTGAATGATAGGTGTTCGATGGCGTCTATATATTCCATACCCTCATCCATTAGGATTTTGATCATTTTTTCTACAGAATATATAACTCTATAGGATGATGAACATACACCTAAGATAGCGTCATCGAATCCATCTGCGAACATTAGTTCTTCATCGTCGAAGGTATCCATAAGGTCATCTCTAAGATGTCCCTCGTCTTTACGTAATACCCACATATCAAAATATTGGTATCCGATGTCTAATAAGTCGTCATCAGATATGGTGTTAACCTTTCTATCCCCTAAGATAGATGCGCCTGCCCCAAGTTGTTCGTACTCGTCTAATAAAATCTCTCTGATTTTCCCTAAGCCATCTTGATAAGAATAATCTTTGAATGGCTTGTCTGTTCTGTTGTACTCTCTAATAAACATGATAGTGGTTTTTAGTTGTTGGTGTAAATATAGTAAACTTATTTTACTTCTGCAAATTTATTTTACAGATGTCCACCAAGTTGTATGGCATTATCTACTATAATATCGTACCTATACTCTTCTTCAGCCTCTCTGTCGTACATACCTATTGGTATGTTTATACCAAGACCTTTTTCATACTTGGCATCTATAAACTTATTCTCTAATCTCCAATCATAGGTGTCTGCGTTGGCAGTTAACCATTCATCTACGTCTGCATCTTTGATCGTGTTTGGTACAAAAACATCTAACTCTACATATTTATGTACTACTCTTCTTGCTGATATTCTTACTTTTCTCATATCGTTTAGTTTTTTTCTTCGTTGAGGTATTTAATAAATTCTACTACTGATTCGTATAGGCTTTCTATCGTTAAATCATTAGTAAGGGAAAAGTCTACACCATCTGTACTTCCGTATGTGGGTGTGTCTTTTATTTTTTGTACTACTGGCATAAGCCAATCCCAAGATTTGTGGTATTTTAAGTAGGAAAAATCTCCTTCTGTACCTAAGTCGGGATAATCCATAAACTCTGCTATCAATTTGTTGTTTTCTGTTGTTTCCATATCGTTTAGTTTTTTTCTTCGTTATACTTCTTAATAAAATCTACTACTGCTTGATATGTACCATTTAAATCTAAAGTTGATACTGCATCTACAAGGTTATCAAAACCTTCTTCATCATCAATCTTATAACATTTTTGTACCACAGGCATGAGCCAATCCCACGAGGTGTCGTAGTTGTGGTGTGCTTCATGTGTTACCTTTGCAAGAGGATGCTTACCATCCATAAATTCAGTTATCAATTTGTTGTTTTCTGTTGTTTCCATAGTCCGATCTTTTTAGTTTTAGTTTTAGTTTTAGTTAGGGTGCATTAAAGCCATATCATATCATATTCCCTATCTTTAAATCCATTGTTGTCTAACCAAGTCTGTATTTCTTTTTCAGAATATTCATCATTCCTAACTTCAATTATTAGTCGGCATGGATTTCTCTCAAACCATTTGGTTTGCGTTTGTTTTTCTACTGTGTAATAAATTTTAATTGTCATAGCTTACTTGTTTTTAGTTTTAGTTAGATGCACCAACATCCATCTTCGGTTTCTTTTAATATGTGCAACTCTTGTCTTTCAGCTTCCTCTTTATCAAGAAACTGAATACCATTGACAACAAGGTCGTCTATGTTTAACTCGTTTAAATCTACATCCATTTCAAGTAGATAATCCATAAGCTCATCGTAATACTCATTGTCTATGTTTACACAACACGAATCCATAAGTATGTTTAAATTAAATTCTTTCATAGTTTTTTTTGTTAAAGTTTCTAAAACACTTGATTATCTAATATATTTCTTATAACTTCGCCTCAATCTCCACCACTAACAATCGTTAGTCGTAATTTTCTAATACTTAAAAACATATTAAAAAAATCACTCCGCAACTTTTCGTGATGTCGATTTCTTTGGCAACTCAAGTTAATGTAGAATCGCATTGCCGAAAATTGCCTAAAACGGTGAACAAGTCGCACATTCCGTTTGGCTACGCTATAAGGTTATACATTAGGGATATCTATGTTCTGTAGTTTCTCCTTTAGGTCAATAATCTGTTCCTCTTGTTCTCGTATGTATCTCATTAAAGCTCTAATGTAGTACACATCATCTGTTTTCAGTTCTTCAAATCGGTAGCCTAAGAAATACTTCATAGACTCCATTACATCTTTCTGTAGTTTAGTTGCGTTCTTCATGATAGTGGTCTTTATTGTTCAAACTCTATTAATTCTCCGTTTACTTCTTCCCATTGGATGTCATCTTCACATTCCCATTCCGTATAGTATAACCTTTCGTCCACCTCTACTGCAAAAGCTAATAACTCATCATCGGCAAGGTATTTTTTATCGGGATAGTCCTTTCTCAACTCTATGATAGTGGTCTCGTAACTCTTTGTGTAGAAATGTCCATCTCCCCAGCACCATCCTTCGTTCATACCTTCTTCTGTTACGTCGCACTGACGTGCCCATAAAATTTTATTTGTTGGTTTCATAGTGTTATAAGTCTAAGTTAAATTCTAATCTACTCTGCATCTCATCTTCTACAATCATAATGAAATGGTCTATACGGCTATCTCCTTTTGGACAGTCTCTTCTGTACGCAGTAAGGTCTTTGTACATTGATGATAGTGTTTCATCACTCATCTTATAGATAAGGTGTAACGATAGTATTCTCTCTTGTCTATTCATAGTTTCTGTGGTTTATTGGGGGGACAATGCCCCCCTTATTAATACTATCCTAAGATGTAGTTCACTGATTTGGATGCTTGAGTCATAGCGTGTACCATAACACCTTTCTTATCTTCTTCTGCGAACTTTATCCAGCCGTTAAGGTATGCTTGACTATTCTTACTGCTATCTTTAGGCTCAAGACCTACGATACCCGTTAAGTATAGTGATGATACTTCTGCTACAAGTTCTTCTTTGGAGTACGTCTCAGAATCTCCATGAACACCTTTGTTCTCTACTAAGGTCTTACGATTAAGTCTGTCCTTATGTCCACTACTATGGCTCATCTCGTGGAATAGAGTCTTATAGTAAGAGTCAGAGTCTACAAATAACCCTTGTAACGTCATCGTTATAGAGTCCGTAGTTGGGCTATAGAAACACTTGTCATCTTCTGTATGGTTAAGCGTTAATGGCTTCTCTCTGTCAAAGTATCCGTTCACAATCTCTTCTGCCCTCTCGTTGGGAGTAAAGTCAATTACATTCACATCTGATGATAGTGGCTCGATACCCTCTATCTGTGCGATGTTGAATACTCTATATACTCTCAGACCAAAGATTTTCTTGTATCGTTTGTTGCTGAGATCGATCTTCCTTGTATCCTTCACGAATTTGTTTGTCTTAGTATCAAGGTAGCTTACACTATAGAAATGTACTTCTGTAGACTTACTACCCTTGATGATTCTACCACCATTGGATGATGCTTGTTTGAAGGTCATCCATTGGTTATGCTCCCAATCGTTACGTCTACACTCAAAGTGTAGGAAGAATACGTTGAATCCCGTATACAATCTCTTTGTTATCCTATTCATAGGTTGGTTGAATTCCCCTGCTTTGAATGGCTTGAACCATTGCATACCATGTTCCTTCAATCCTTCTATTACTCTCTCGTTGATGCTGTCTATAATCTCTTGATTTTTCATCTGTCTGTGGTTTATTTAGTTGTCGAATTTTATTTCAAAATTATATGCTTCTATCTCATTCTTAATAAAATCTTTGCCCACTTCCGTAGTTACAACCTCGTCTATCCATAAAGAGAATAAAGAATTATATAGTTTATCAAATTCATCATCTGAAACACATTGTATTATCTTGTTAAATATGGGTGCAATTTCTTTGTTATCAAGCCACCACTCGCCTAAAGACTCTTCACATACGTATCTTAAGAAAAATCTATATGCTGAAATAGTTGACTTGTTTTCTACAATAAACTTGTTTAAATCGTTATCATAAATTGAAACTCTTTTCATATCGTTTTAGTTTTAAAGGTTTAGTTTTGATTAACAAAGGTCAAAGCCTTCTCTTTTTTCTATATTAAGTTGCTCTCTTTTAGGTAAATCCCAAAGGCATTCAAGGTATTTATCAAACGCCTTCTCACATTTACGATTGATTGCTCTCCATTCTTTAGACTCGTCATCTTCGCAGTCTAAGTTGTCGGATATGTAATCTCTTTTAGTGTTAAAGTCATAGTATTTCACAAGCCATTTAACTGCTTTGTTTACTAACTTTTGGTTCTTCGGTGTGATACTTTTAATCTGTGTCATGTCGTTTAGTTTTGATTGATAGTTTCCTCTACTCAGCTTTTATGCAGACTTGCAACTGCCTTTGGTAGCTTTAAAGGTGCTATGTAGGATTGGCTCAAGCACCACCATATTAAGTTACTGCGAGTAACTCCTACATAACATCCCATCGAATCTTTTTTCCTCTAAGGTGTAGCTTGTAAACGTCCTATCGATTAATGGTCTTATCGTGTGACCAAGTGAGACGGAGCCTCCGACATCTGACTGAATATGTGCGATGTTTTGCATACCATATGTTAACGCCATTTGTCATCCTATTGTCTCAGCCGACTGCTGAATTTTGCGAATGCTTACTACACTATGTCAATGAACTATGTTCTTACTTTTACTACATACTGCTCTACACATTAATCGTATACCTTTTCTCTTAGTGTCTATATCCGTATCTAAGCTACTAATGGGACTAATTAATCGGTCAGTCATCATAAAACATATTGTGGTTGTCTAAATCGTATGAATCTAATCGGTCAATCATTACAGCTAGGTCACTATGCCTAACGCCCACCGAATCGGGTCACACTCACACAACATTTAAAGAACAAACAATGCTTTGATTCATTGTTGGGACAAATATAGAAACTAATTTCAATACGTGTCAAATATATTTACACTTATTTTCAAAGTATTTTCACTTTCTCAATGTTTACGGGGGTTACAGAG